TGGAAGGGATTCGGATAGTTCGTACCTGTCTCAGTAGACGATGTACGCTTGAGCATTTCAAGCATGAGACTATGATAGAGAATAGCATTCCAAGGTTCTTCTTTAGGATCACATTCCATCAACCAACGAGTCAGATGGTCGTTATGGTTAGACGATACGATAATGTTCTCAACGCCAGGAGGAGTTGAGTTGACGACATGGTCGATGGTATCTTCTAGCTCATCTTCCATCCGATTCATTCCCGATTTGTTTTTGGCAAACTGAATGAACGGATTTTGTTTATGATGATGCGATACAGCGTAGCAGTCCAAGAGGTCGTGACGGACGATTTGTTTCGGCTTAAGGACTGAAGTAATCGAAGACATAGCACCATACGTTGCGTTATAAACCGATGGTTCGAAGAAGATAGCGTGCTCGTCGCCTGTGACCAGCGCTTCGATGGATTCATCTGTTACCAATCTACCGGCAAATTTCTGAGCAAGGTCATGGAAACTTTCACCGTCCCAGTTGAGGTGTCGAATGTGGAAGATATCTTGGTCGAGTTCCACCACGACAGCTGAGAATGCATGGTTAAATCCGGCCTTGTATCCGCTCTTTGTTTCAGAATACTCAGCTTCGGATATTGTTCCGGTTGAAGACATGATGACTGGATGATCATCGGCTCCGACTGGGAGGGTCGTGAGCTGTAGTTGGTTGTGTCCAACGATGATAGAGTCTCCCTGACTGATTGCAGCAAGTCCGGTGAGAGGGTTTTCTGCGGTCGCACTGATTCGAATAGATCCAAGTAATCTAAGATTTGCATGGAGTCTAACATTGTTTTCGACGATGTACTCTCGGATGTGTTCGTCGAAGTGGTGCTCTCGGGAGGTGGTTCCGTATTTGATTGGGACGATAAATAGCTCAGCTCCTTTAACATCGCAGTAATTGAGGAGTGTGTCCAAAAATTTGTCATTGACAGGAGAGTTGCTTTGAGCCGAGGTGATGACGAAGGTCTTGGCCTTCAGCTTAGGAGCAAACCAAGCTTCGTCGCGTGTGTAAACTTCTTCAACATCTTCTGGTTCGATACCTTGTTCGTATGGAGTAGTGTGGTACTTTCCACATTCTCCACAGAGATATTGGTAACGAGCTTCACCGACGGACGTTGTGCGTGTTGCTTTGAGTTTAAGATTGTTAGAGTCGCAGTGAGGGCAGGTCATGTAACTAATTATACCGTATTCTTTGGACCGGCAATCTTGACTGGTCCAAGATCGGAAGTCCAAACGCAAAGCCCAATTTCCTCATCGAACCCAATAAACATATCATCCTCGGTATCACTTTCAAGGATGAATTGAAAGAGCGCATTCGTTTGATCTCGATCGAGCTTTACTTTGATCATAGGATTTGGTTGATCAGATCAATGATCTTTTTCATGTCTTCGGGAGTGTTATTTGGTACTTCGGTAATGTAATCCATGTATTCGAAGTTCGACAGAATGTTATCAATCTTGGATGCACGTCCAGCCAAGAAGGTTTCATTTTGATCGCTACCACGATCTGCATAACGTTTCTCCAGAATGTCTTTGGACGGTTTCTTCAGGACGATGAAGGTGACTTCGGTTCCCGGAAGCGCCAGCAGAGCATCGTAAAACTTCTGACCGGTGAGCCTATCGCCTTCATAGATCACATTGGAACTGGTGCCTTGGAGCCACTTTGTGACTTCGGGCTGGCAAGCCATAGACAGCTTGTCGGTTCCGGCAAACACTTCGCCGTCTTCATACTTGCCGAGAATGTGTAGGTCCAGTTCCTTACAGTACATCGTCTCTACGAGCTTAGCAGGCGATTGGCGTTCCCAAGTATGATCTTCCATAAAGGTGCGCATAAGGGTGGTCTTACCTGTGCCGGGAATACCGGCGATAGCAATAATTTGTCGTGTCATTTAGTAGTCTTGTGGCCAGTCCATAGGATTGCCCATAGGATGAGGAAGAGTCGTTGCCCAGATAAACAGGGCAAAGCACAGGAGCTCAATCATTAGAAAAGTGAGGGTTGGGTATTGGCGGGAGGTAGCATTGGATTCTCCCAGGAGATAAAGGTTGGCGGCTCTTCCAGCTTAGCCATGCTGGAGCAATCAGTCCAAGTAGCGACGTAGAGTGTATCACCAACAGGAAACAGCTGATGGAGCCATCGGGTCTTCACATTGAAGCCAGCTTTGGCATCTTTGTTTTGATCGTTAAGGTAGTTCCAAATGTTGGGGAAGAATTCATCATCACGATCGACATGGCGTCGCCAAACGCCTTTGTACATCTTATAGAGAAACTCGTATTCGTCGGTGGAAAGACGAGGATCTTCGGGGTCGTTAGCAAGCTGGTGGAGGGAGCTCATAGATGTCCTTTAGGTTACCAACTACTTATTCGTCATAGAGGTGTTCGATAGTAGCTATTTTAGCCTCTAGGTGAAAACACTTAGTAGTGAAGTTGAACACGTAGACATCTTTGCCCAGCTTGGATGCGGTGTCGATCGTATGCTTGGTACCAGTACTCTTCCCGTCCCAGAATGCCACGATGATATCCGAAGCATCGATGATACGAAGGTTACGGAGGATACCAGCGGACTTCGGATTATGGTTCCAGTCAGGATAGAAGATTTCAATTGGAACGCCATGTTCCAATGCAAAACGCTCGGCCAGCGTATCAGCGCCCCGAGCACCACCGGACACCACTGAGAACATAGGAAATTCACCTTCGTAGGTGAACAGCAGCATGTTCGAGTTGACCACTTCTTCCATCTTTTTGAGAAGGAACTCGTAGTCATTGAAGTCGCGGGAACCAACAATAGCAATTTTCATTTCTGATTAATTCCTAAATGTGCTTCAATAGCAGTCAAACGTCTTTGGATATCGCGGATAGCTTTATCAAGAAGAAACGTTTCGGGATTGGGTACTCGGTTAAGACGTATCATAGTCTCAGCCGAGTCCATATCACAATCAGTTGCCAACAAAGCGGTCTTGCAGACCAGCAATGGAGCATCAGTTCGGTGACGTAGTTCCGCCACCATTGCAGCAGTAATCACTTCCGAATCAGCTTGTAGAAGGCGAAGTCATGGTGCAGTTTCATATGCATCAGGGCTTCTTCTCCGGCCATTCGCTGGAGGGTTTCGCGGTGGAAGACTTCGTCTGGGAGGATGAGTCGGATAGCCTGAACCACATCCGAAGGAGTCTTAGGGTGGTCCAAAATAATCTCGAAACGATCCGCAGCAAGGGCTTCACCAAAATGGTTAACAGCGGCGTATTGAGGAAGGGTTGCATATTGCTGATTCATGTAGCTCCAGTAGGAGCTGGTGGTTTCGGGACCAAGAATCGACGGACTGATCTTTCGATCTTCCATCAACTCTAGGAGGATACCAGAGTGCTTCTTCTCGTCTTCAGCGATGTTGATCAGAATCTTTCGATCCCGTTCAGACACGAAGTCCATCTCGGAAGCCAGGAAGTTGATGTGGTCATCGTAGCCACCGATCTCAGTCACCTGAAGCTTCTTGATCCAGCGGCTGAATTTTTCATCGTCACGGCAGACCTGGAACCACCAGGACTTGGTGAACTCGATTTCGTCTTTAGTCATTACAAATCCAAGTCAATATCAAAGTCTAGATTGAGTCAGTCGAAGCTGCTCGAAGAAGATGAACTGTCGTACGAAGAACTCGACGAGTAGCTGTCGCTTGAGCTGTACGATGGCGAGCTGGAGTAGCTCGGAGCCGGTGCACTGTACGAGGGTTCGTACGATGGTGCCGGAGCAGGCGGTGGCGAATAGGTTGGCGCCTCGGTGTAGTCACGAGTCGACACTGACACATCTGGTGCTGGGCACGGTGCATGAGATGGGCTTGCCGAACGATGCGAAGACAGGATAGAATCCATAATGAGCGCATCAGTGACAGCGTCAAACGGGTCGCTAGTAGTGCTACGGGTCGTATCAAAAGAACGCGTTGGTGAGGCTGTACGGGCCTTCAGTGAGGGTTGATAGCCATCGACTGGACGGGTTGGCGGGAAGCTTGGCTTCAGCTTGTCGGCGGCCTTCTTCTCAGCTTCCTTTGCTTCCCAACGCTTAACACCCTTCGTTCCACCCGACTTGAAGATTTCCTGCCGACGCTTCTGTTCGGCAATGTACTTGTCGGAGATGCCAAAGGGACGTTCCGACACGGGGTCGGGCTTCTTCTTGAAAAGGTTCTTGAACCAGTTAAACATTTCAGCTCCAGCTATCGAAGTTTTGTTCAATTACGTGATCGAAAATCCAGTAATCTTTTTCGGGAAATTGCTTCTGGATTTCATCCCAGGAGAACGTTCCCATATCGAATACACCAACTACGTTATCCCAGCCGAGGTCTCGGCCACAAACAACGTAGACATATTTCTTCACAACGTTTTCGGATTGTGCCACACATTTTCCTTTTCAGTTAGATCATGAACCAAACGAACGACTGTTGTAGGAGCTACAACATAACCATTTGGACGCATCGCTTCTTCGATAATCTTCGCTTGAATCTCGTCATCTTCGAAGTGAATATTGATATCATACCCGCTCCGGTAGAGCATAAGCAGGGTACGAGCCTTGTGCGCTCCCGAGCTCTCACGTGTCTTATCGCTGAAACGAATCGGGTTGAAGAAGATTTGGTTACGGATACCAAACTTATCGAGTTGACGGCGGGTGGCCGCGAATTCTTCGACCGAACGACCAGTGATGATCACGTCGTTCGGTCCAGGAGTTACACCGACCATTCCTTCACCCATTAGGATGACACCGTCGATATCAAAACTATTCATCGCCAAACTCCTTCTTCAGGCGGAAGAACAACTCACGGCGAGCTGCCCACATTTCAGGAGTGACGCCTGCGCGCTTCAGTCGTTCTGCTTGTTCGTCGATTTCGCGCTGCTCGTAAATCTTCAGTTCGTCTGCAGTCATTGGACGCTGCCACTGAAAACGAATACCAGGTTCTGGCTCGAACGTGTATGGATTGATACGTGTTTCAAGCCAGATATGGAGGCTATCCGCAAACTCTTCGGGAACTTTGCGCTGGATTTCTTCGTTGAGCTTCTTGTTGAATTCGTCGGGCCGGAGTCCTCGAGTCAGGCCGTCAGCCCATTCACCTTGTTGGATCATTCGTGTCATAATATTCCTATTGAAAAAGCCACCCGAAGGTGGCGGTAAAGATTACTCGTAGTCGTTCTTAACGTCTTGGAAGGTGTATTGAAGTTCGTCGACCTTAGGATCATTTTCCTTAAGCTGACGAGACGTCAAATCAGTTAGGCAACGACGAGCAAGATTATCACATTCCCACTTGGCATCTTCAGTCTTCATCTGAAGCGGCGGGGTCTTTTGGGTCCAGGCTGAAGCTCCGCGGATAAAGCCCACGATACCCATCTCCGAGGCAACTTTGCAGAAACGAATCGCGCTGACCACGACCGAGCCGCTGTTAGGCGAATCTTGGACTGACAAGCGGGCCGACATTTCGTAACGTGCACCACCGAACCCATAGGCAACAATATCAAAATTGGCGATCTTGTTATCCGACCCGACATATCGACCACCCGGCTTCTGTTGGACCGTGAGAGAGGGACCAGCGTAAAGGGTAGTGCCTTCGATGCTTTCGCCTCGGACAGTGCTTTGGCCTTTGAGAACATTTTCTTTGCTGATGTGCTTGGAGTGGAGACGTTCCTGTTTGGCCATATTCAGGAAGTCGGTGTTGGCAGTACGACCGGTACGGATATGTTCCTGTCCTTGGGTCGAACCAGCAGCCATATTCATCTGAATGTGTTGGGTAACATACAGGCCACTGTCCATCATAGCTCCTTGCAGAACTTCGGACATACGGCTGGCGCCCCAGCCCGAACGCATATCGGAACCGATGATTGTCAGGCCTGCGTCGATGAACTTCTGTTCGACTTCACGAGCCTTCTCAATACCAATCATGGTCGGGATACAGTTCACGAAGTGGCAACCTGCTCTTAGGGCAGCACCAACATAAAATTCGGTGGCTTGCTCGGAACCAACTGGGAGATAGTTGATGACAACATCAACTCGGTGGAAGGTCAGAATTTCAGCTGTGAGAGTTTCGCTCCATGGCGCATGGTTATGCGGAACCGGACGAAAAGAAACTTCTTCTGGATAGTCGAGCATGTGTGGTGCAACGCCGTCCAGAAGTGGACCTGGATAAACCAAAGCACCTGGTTCGATGCATAGGTCGTTGATGCTCCCGACGTGATCCATGGCGCAATTCGGAGCGGCTCGAAGAGCTTCGCGAAGAGGCTTATTGATCTTGCGGGAATCAACGTCAAACCCAACAACAAACTCGATGTCGCCGACGGTGTATCCACCGATGTCTGTATACATCAGACCAACTTTGTCTTCGGGGTTTTCGATGTAGTATTGGATGCCTTCGACGAGGGACTTTGCGCAGTTACCAACACCAACGATTGCAACGCGGATGCGTTCTTTATTTGACATGATTTCCTTTTTCATATGTCAGTTGTTTTTCGGTTTTAAAGAGACCGAAGGCAGAAGTTCTTGACGGAGGGGACCGTGTAGCTGCCTAAAACTCAATTATACGCTGCCGGTTAGAGCAGCGTAGCTTGTTTATTTAGGGAAATTATCAAACCACATCTTGGGAATGGGAAGAATTTCCACACTTATCTTGCTGGGACGTGGAGGATGTTCTAAGTCCATTAAAGATCGAACGCATTCACGATCGATCTCATAGGCAATCAAGTCTGATAATTCAGAAGAAATCTTCAAGTCCTCGGCCTTTGCCGTAGCGTTCAATCTTTTCTTTGATGATCGGCTCATATTTTCCTTCAGGGTCAAACAACCAGTCCTCATGAATACCGAGGACTTCATACATGTCGGGCATGTCTTTGTACTGTCCATGCATGTTGATAGGACTACCAGTTGCTTCGAACAACTTCATCAGGGCTTTGCTTTCGCGCTTCCACTGGATGGTTGGATAAATTTTGTCATTAACCGTGTCCCGGAATCCGTCAAAGTTGATCTCAGGCCACTTCGCTTTGAAGTCCAAGTATCGGTTAACCGCGTCGCCAGTATTTTGACCAGGATAATCTCGCCCGACGAAGAGCTTTTTACATTGGCAAAGGTGGGTTTCCAGAGTGAAATATGAGAGATAAGGATCACTAATCCGATCTCGTGCCTTAGCCATGAGTTCTCGTTCCCAAATAGCTGCGCGATCTCGGTCTTGGGGAGTTGGCTTATGGTTTGCGTAATGCTCGCCCACTGTGTACTGTTCTGCATTATTCAGGAAGTGAAGACCGTTCCACACCGAAGTGTTAGCTGGGTCGTTGATGAACATGGTATCCGGACGAATAGGAAGATCACAGGTTTCAGCTAGAGCCTGGCTGAACAACCAACCAGTCATGCGGCCGAACTTGTGTAGCTTTTGGATTTCCTCATTGACATTGTGGTAGCTTTGCGTTTCATCGTCAACGAGGCAGTCTTCGAACGCAGCTTTTATATTGCCTTTACCGCGACGTTCCACAAACTCTTGAAGGGACTGTACCATCTTAACGATATGTCCTTTGTTATAGCGTGTATCAGTCGCAAATTTCTGTCGAGGCATTGTTTCCCGATTCCATTCGTCGAGCTCTTTGAAGTCCAGCTTGTCATAGTCAGGGAAGGTTTGATAGAAAATCCAAGCCATAGAACTCTGGTACGTCATACCGAACAGGTAAGCGAACCAGAACTTTTGGTCTTCAGTCATAGGAGCACCAGTCACGGAATGACTGGTATCACGGTAGCCATTGTTCCAGAGGTAATGGTCGATACCACCGCCCTTCAGCCGCCAGTCTAGCCAGCGGAAGAAGAGTTCATCACGATTTTCGTTTAGTCGCCAGTCTTTCAAAAGAAGTCCTCAAGAGTATTCTCACTGTCATCGGGCTTATCCTGCATAAACCCAGACCAGCGGAGCTCTTTACTTAGCGGAAATTGTTTGCGGAGCTCACGGATGTTTTTCAGGCGCAAACTGTAGAAGTTCATGGAGTCAATGAACACGGGGTCATACTGATAGTAGCTTCGAACATAGGGTTCTTCAAGAGCTCGCAGACAAGCACTCTTAGTCTGATCTGCTCGTCCGTCAGTTCCTCGATCTCCACTAGATTGCATGCCTCCTTTGTTAGTTCCAACAGCTGTCGTTGCGACAAGCCAGTTGATAGAACCAACTCCACCATGGTCATGTAGAGCCCTAGCAGTGCGGATGTTGTCATCCTCGTGGGACTGGAGGGTTTTAAGACTTCCGCTGTTGTGGGCTCCCCACCATGCTCCTCCGATTTTTCGTAACTTGAATTCGGCAAAGGGTTTTCCTTGTTTGAACATGAGATTGGGAGTGAAGTCAATCCCAAAAGGCGCGCATGAAAATCTATCGAATCCGTATCCGAAGATTGAACCCAGGCATTTTGTAGCCACTCGAGAGCTGTTGTCATAGATATCCGTATAGTGTTTCACGTTGCTGATATCATCGTCCATGAAGATGATTTGCTCACCTTCCGGGAAGTAATCAATCAGACCATTGGTGGCGTTATGGCCACCCTTTGGTACAATTATAAGGTCCAACAAAGGAGCAGCTTCAAGTGCAAACTTGTAGTCTGCATACTCTTCCTGGGTTACGGCCACTACAAGTTGACGACCAAGGTCTAGGTCTTCTTGTTCCAGCAGAGTTCCGATAGTCTTCTTGACGATTGAATCGGAACGGCCATAGGAACGAACTGCAATTTTAATCATAAATAGTCCATCCTTTTACAGGAAGCTTCCTGTCACCAATTTGGTTGTAGGTTCCGTTTTCGATTCGTTTCACAGTCTCGTAGATTTCCCTTTCAAGGTTCTGAAATCTACGAGGATAGTGACATGTACAGGCAATCATAACATCATGAACTGGACCGGGAGGTTGCCAGTTGCAGATTTCACAATACTCAGCATCGAACATTGTCATTCAAAAGAAGTCCTCAAGAGATGCAGCCTTTTCCGCAGCTGGGTGATGTTTGAGAAGTTGTTCTCGGCCCACGCGAGCCTCGCAATACTGATACCACTCTTCAGATTCCCACATACCCGGCGCGATCCCGTTCCACTTGTAACGTTGTAGCGGGTGATTTGGGTCGAGGCGGCGACTCTCGACGTAATCTTCACGAGCTTTCTCATATTCGTAAGAGCCGAGTTCCAACATCCCTTCACGTAGATAGACGACAAGACTTACCCGTTCCGACTCTGGACTACCGAGAATAATGGGCGTGTTCCCGTGAATAATGTCGTGGTTATTAACGAGTAGTAGGTCCCCAGGCCGTACATTGACGGCCACTCGATATTCTGGGAATACGAGGTAGCCTCCGGTGTAATTACCATCGTTGGAGAGGACGAGGAGGTTAGACATACCTTCCGTATAATCGCCCGCGTCCCGATGGGCAGCGGTGCGGAAAGTCGAGTTGACCGTGATCGTAGTGAATGGAGTGCCTGGGATAACGAAAGCCGGATCGATACGATCGGAAGCAGCTTTTTGGTTTGCGTATCGAGCCGGTAGCAAATCTCGGAACCCTTCGGCGAGACGCTGTAGAAATGGATATGCTTTGATGAAGTCTTCATAATGATCTCGTGTGTAGCCGGTTGCACGGCCAAATGGGATTCGTGGATAGCGGTCGAACCAACCAGCAATACCCGAACGAACCTTGTTGCCATAGGTCGAAGTAGAGATGTATCCTGCTACTTCTTGGACCTGCTTATGGCGCTCAGGCTTCGAAAGAGGAATAAGGGAATCAACCCAACGCTCAAAATCGAAAGAAGGATCAAAACGAGCATAAACCCAAACAGTGTGTTTACCATTCCCGGTGACGACTGTTCTGCTCTCTTCCGTTGGATATCGCGCTCGTACTTTGTCAATTATTTCCTCCTCCACCAAAGCGGACGTGATCGAGTCTTCGTCAATTGCCTCCAGCATGTCGTGCTGGTAGTTTGTGACAAAGGCACGAGCAATACGTCCTTCTTCAGTGGTGTGTCCTTCCAGAATGCCAGAGGCCAGGCCACGATTCTCTGTCTCGCGAGCAGCTGCCCGTAGACCTTCGTAAGCGGCTTGTTGGTCTTCCTTACGAAAATAGTTCTTACGGAACTTGAACGCAATGCGTTTTTCGTCAAGGGGCGAACCCCCGATCGATACGTCCGGGATATAACAGTCAGTGTCTTCATTGACTAGAATGTCGTAATGTGAATCGTCGATGAAGCGGCCGATGGTGTTCTCGGCTTCTTCATATCGTTGTTTTGCTACTAGAATTTTGGTCATGTAGTATATAGATTATCGTTAAAATGTGAAATCAAAGCCACCACGCTTCTCAGCCGACTGCCCCTTACCAAAGCTGGTCTTGTCGAAGGCTGGACCGGTATCTTTGCCGCCAGAGTCTGCCAAGTCATCTTGGGCATTGTCTTCAACATTATACAACTTCATTCGCGATTTGTCAACACCAACGACAAATCGTTTATAGTAGCTCGGATCACCGTATCGGTTCTTCAGCTGCTTAATCATGATCTGGTTCAATTCGTCCAGCTCTTCCGTCCGAATAATAGCCAAGTATAAGTCAAGGGCATGGACCAAACCCATAGACTCGGAGGTGTCAGTCATGGAGATATCCGACGAACCGATACCACCTCGGTTAACTTGAGTCGCAGTAAGAATTGGCACATCGAACTCAACAGCCAGACCACGGATTTCTTCGGCAATCGCCTTAACCGTCGTGTAACTATTCGCGTTGGCTGATGCCTTAATTCGCTGCGAAGCACAGATGTTCAGGTAATCGATAATGATCAGGTCCGGAACGAACCCACGCTTTGCTTTCAGATCAGCGATGAGAGCACGGAAGTGTCCAGCATGAGCTCCTGATGTTGGATATTCCTTGACGATCAGCTTACCAGTCGTCTTGGAAGTAATCTTACCGATACGCGAGTCAAAAGTTCCTTGGTCGATGTTCTTAAGTTGCTTAACGGGAGTATTGAACAGGTTCGCATCAATACGTTCCGCATAGCTGAACTCGGACATTTCCATGGAAATAACCAAGACATTCTTACCGTCCAGCATAGCACGAGCACCGATGTGTGCCATAACCAAGGACTTACCACCACCGGTTTCTGCGGCCAGACAAGTCAATGTCTTATTCCGCATACCGATACCGTCCGTGATTTTGTTCAGCAAATCAATGTCGAACTTGATGCCAGTTTCCGTGGAGTGATAGTGCTCAAAACGATCTGCCGCATCTTCGATGTAATCGTGACCCACATTCTGGTCGAAGGAAATTGCAAGCGCTTCCTGGAGCAGAGTCGGAATAGCATCGGGACCACGCTTCTTATCTTGTCCTTCTACGATTCCGATAGAGTCATACAAAGCAAGATAGACTGCTCGTGCTTTGACGAAGTTTTCAGTCTGGTCTAGGAGCCATTGGGCATCACATGGTTCCGCATCAAGACTATCGATAATGTCAACAGTTGTCTTAACGTCCGATTCAGTCAAATCTTTGCGGTTCGCCACCGCAATATTCAATACCTCATGTGTAGATGGTTTAGCATATTTCTCATAGAACTCCGTAATGGCTTCAATGAGCACTCGCTCATGACGGTTCTCGAAGTATTCTGGCTTCAAGAAAGGTACAACCTTTCGGGTGTACTTTTCGTCATAGAGCAAGTGAGATAAAATAGACTGCTCGATGCGTGCTGTCAATTAGGTTCCGCCTGTGTAGATAATAGAATTGTTAACAACTCCTTGAAAGAGCAGGTCCTTTAGGTGGTCGCCTAATTCCTGCTCAAACTCTTCAACATCGAATACCTCAAGTGGATTTTCGATGATATCATAATCAAATTTAATCGCCAGCTGATCGGTCTTTTTATCTTCGAGCAGCTGAACGCGGGAGTAACTAAAAATTATACCTGCAAACGGTCCCTCTGTAAAGGACAGTGCCTCGATTGGTCCGCGAATGTGGCTCTCAGTTTCTCTCATCGGCTGCTTTCTTAATGTAGTCGTCAGGGTAATGTGCTCCGTTAGGGAGGCGAATGTAGACCTGTTTCCAGTTGCTACACAGGTAATACGATGTCAAAATTAGGTTGAAGGGACCGTTCAGTACATCCACGAAACGGTCTCCTTGGAAACCAACTAAAGTGCAACCACGCTTGTATTCGAAGAGCCTTTCGATGATTTCCTTTTTCATTACTCGATACCTTCCAGATCATCAATAGTTGTATCTACCGAATCAATATCAGCATCCATATCGCTAGACATGATGTTACCGTTCGCTACTTGGTAGGTGTCGCGAATCCATTGTTTGAACGATTCGTCAGCAAGAACAGGGTTCCAGAATGACGAATGATTGGTCTGTGCTTCGCGCCAGCTCTTTGGCTCAATCTCACCAGTGGCCTTGTCCACACGAGCGTACCAGCCGTTCTTTGGCTTCACAACGTGGCCGGATTCAAGTGCCATATCCAGCAGGCCGGACCACTTGTTGATACCCTTCTCGTAGAGAACGTTAATAATGATCTTGGACTTTTCACGCACGTAGCGAGACTTTTCCACATTGATCACGAAGTTCCAACCAACGATTTCAGTACCGTCCTTCTCTTGCTGTCGGCCGATAATGTAGATGTTATCGGCGGAGTAGTAGATACCTGTACCACCAGACACCACTGCCTTCGAGTACATTTCTTGGGTCTGGTACGTGTGGTTAACAACGTCCATCTTGATGTCCTTCAGCTTCAGGTGAGGAGTGACCATGCGGAAGACCGACTTCAGTTGCTTAGCACGAGTCATGTCACCGACGGACTTCTGATCCAGAGCGTCATCCACTTCCTTCTTGGAAGCCAGATT